TCAGCTCCGTCTTACCGCGACATAGCCATTCCTCCTGGATTTCTCTAAGTCGGCGGAGATCTCTGGAATCCGCTTGTCGAGGTTCCGGAGAACGTAGTTGAGGTGCTTGCACACGGTGCCGTGCAGGTACGGGTTGTTGATGTTAGGGGAGCGGTCCTCCTTGGAGATGGAATAGTCCAGCTCCGTGCCTATGTACTTGAACCCACCGAACCCATAGTCCGGGCATCCACAGCTCACCATGATGTCGTCTGTCAGCGCAGTGCGAAGCTTGTCTTGGTCGCTGCCTCGGAGCCTCGAGATCACGAACATCCCAGGCATGCGCACCCTGACCAGGTGCCCGCGGACAGTGAAATAGAGCGTCTTGGTCCTGAAGGAAAGCCCATCATAGCTCACCTCTTTGGGCTCAATCGGCTTGTTCCTGTTGGACCCCGAGAGAAGCTCTCGGACGGTAGCCTCCGAGAGCATCGAGAATTCTTCGAACAGAGGGATCACCCCTTATCTATAGGGCAGCCGCTATTGCCTTGGTCTGGCCGACAAACTCGATCGCGATCGCGAACGCCTGTCCAGGGCTGGTGATCGCCTCGTACTGGAGGACTCGGTGAGGGAGCATCTCATCCTCCAACCGCTTGACGATCTGGATCTGTCCTTTCTCGAAATCCACCACCACTCCCAGCCAATGTGTGATCCAATTGGTCATCGAGGTGACTTCGGTCTCCTGGTCAGGGCCGAACCCATGGTTGGTCAGGTACTCGAGGGCGCCTTGGTTGTGTCCTACCTTTGCCGTCTTGAAGATGGTCATTCTATCGATTCTTTGATTCGATCGTGAAGGACGATGCCAGCCGCTCCACACCTTTTGAAGGCCATGGGACTGAACACCAGGAAGATGAATAGGAACCAGTGCACGAACATTCCAGCGAAGATCGGAAGCAGCGCCAATGCCGTTCCGACTAGGAGCGAGCCGAAGAAAGATATCTCAGCCGCTGCATTTCCGAGCCAGATGTGCACCTTCTGTGGCATTTCCATGGTGCAAATCTACACAAAGTTTGGACACTGGAATGTCAATTCGCACTTTGTCCGGCAGATTCTAAGCAGAGCCCGTACAGGGTGGGCACCCTGGGCGGATCAAGCAACCAGCGAAAGAACGATCCGAGTGCGCATCTTCTCTTCCGGGAACTTTTCCTGGAGCCACTCCCTGATGCGCTGGAGTTCCTCATTGATCTCTTCCCTTTCGGAGTCTTCCATCAGTTTCTTCCTTTTCCGATCCAAGTCAGGATCGACAGCACTAACATCACCGCTACCACCGAGTTCATCAGTGGTATCCAGTACCTGCTATCTTCTGGGTTGGCTGGGATCCCCATCATCCGGCTGAAGACACTGTCTATCCCTAGGCATGCGAGCAATGATACCAGGTAGATGATGAGGATCGCCATCGCTACATCTTATGCGAGCCATCCTCATTCCTCCCTAACGAATCCAGTATGGACTTGAGATACGAGCATTCTTCGTACATCTCTCGCTCCCTGAAGTTCTTTAGCGCGGACTCCACGCTCATGATCTTCTTCTCTCGGGAGACTGGGGCATCGATGAAATACCTCGGCCCCAGTTCCCTTAGAGCCGACATGACCCGATCGGCCGCCTGGGTCTGTTCTGACCTCAGGTCCTCTTGGAACTGCTCGCGGGCCATGATCTCCTCGAACCACTTCATCAGACCATGCTGTAGAGCGCCTCGCCTGCCTGGGTGTTCCTGGCCGTGGGAGCCGGTGATGTGCAGTACATGAGCCTCATCTGTCCATTGCGGACGGCGTACAGCGAAGTGATGCCTAGGGTCTTGTTCTTGACGATGACCCCTTTGACCTTCTTCCTCTTTGAGGATCCGATGGGAACGTTGACCGTCGCTTTGAACTTCCAACGTGTGAAGCTGGCCGTGTCCTTGTCCTGCTCCTTTGTGAACTCCGAGACTTTGATCTTTTCCATGACTGTTCGGTTGATCTGTTCTTATGCTCTTCTTACTTGGCGAGTTTGGCCACTCGTGGATCGGCCCAACCAGCGAAACGGATCTTCTCCGGCTTCGGTGCCGGTTTGGTGACCCGTGACCTGCGGATGCTTTCCTGCTCCTCGAACTGCTTGATCTCGGTCAGCAGATCGGTTTTGCCAGACGCGTAGCGCGCCTGGTCTTCGTCGCTCATTCTCCTGATGGTAGCATCGAATTTGCCCAATTCGGAAGCCTGAGCGTCGCCAGCGTATCTAGCCATGTTAGTAGTCGTAAGTGGTTATGAGGTGGACGTTGCAAACATACCATTCTTCGGTTGCCCATAACAAAATGTCAAAAACTCGATCCATACACCAACGCCCAGTTGAAGAATTTGGCTGTCCAATATGCCTATCGGATTGGTTTTGCCGATTAGACCGGTTCCGTTCAGGCCTGCCTGGGCAATCATTAGAAACTTCCAGCTCGATTGGCACGATGTCCAAAAACGTGTCCAAACAGTTTTGGACATCGGCCGCACCGACACCATAACATTGGTATGTTTACGCCCACTTTACAGACATGGGATTCAAAGAATTCATGGTGGAGCACGGCTTCGCTAAAGCTGACGAATCTAACACTTCGTCGAAACCACAATCGAGGCCAGCTAAACCGGCAAAATCGACGCTGCCGCCATTGGACACTGGAGCCCAGACTCAGACCGACTCAACGGTCAATCAGGCTGACCTGTCCAAGTTCGACAGCTACTTCAGTGACCTCTTCCACAAGATCAACCTGCCAGGGCCAGATTACTTCGAACTCTGGAAGATGATGTCCAAGCTCAAGGACCGCATCGCTGATCGTCCTACCAGGCTCTCGGTGGCCATCGACTCGATGTCGGCGATCAGCTCGTCGCCCATCACAAAGGAGCACCTTGTTTCCACCGCCAAACAGTACATCGCCGCGGTGGAGAAGGATAGGGCGGATACCGACCGCGAGGTGAAGAGCATCAATGACAGCGAGCTCGGCGGTCTACAGAAGGAGATCGATGTCCTGGACAAGACCATATCCGATTCCAGGCAGAAGATCGTTGAGCTCCAACAGCTCTGCTTGCAATCCGAGGAGCAGATCGGCCAGAAGAAGACCCAGCTGGTCAACCGTAAGAGGGAGCTCGAGGCCAACCACCAATCCTACTACGCGGCAGCCGATTCCGCAGTAGCCAACATACAGTCGGACATCCAACTCATCGAAACCCAACTCCTCTGAACATGCAACTTCCAGCCCTCAGCGGCCAAAAACTCAAATCCTACTGGCAGATGCCAGGAGGAAAATTCAAGCTGACGCTCCTCTTCGGGCTGCTCGGTTTCCTCGTCTGGTGGAAGATCGTCCCGATCCTCGCCGCGACGGTGTGGACGACTGTCAACCTCGCGTTGGGTGTAGGCGCCCTCTGGATCATCGGGTTCGTGTTCTTCAACAAGACGATCCGGCTCAATTGCCTTCTCATCTGGGACATCCTCATGAAGTACACTTTCGGCTGGATCGCTGATTGGGATCCTTTCGTCGCCGCAGAACGGGTCATCAAGTCGGCCATCCGTGATCGGGAACAGATCGAGAAACAGACCGACACTGTGGGCCAGCAGCTCCAATCGGCCGAGGACATGATCAAACAGGCCCAACTGGACCAACAGGCCCACGCGGATAGGGCTAAGGTCGCCGCACAGGAAGGCGATTCAGCCGAACGGGAGGTCGCAGAATCAGAGATCGGATTCTGTCAGGAGACCATCGACACGATGGTGCCGATCCGTGACATGCTCAAGCAGATGTACGCCCAGCTCGGCGCAGCGTACAAGGATGGAGAGATCAAAATCCGGAAGATGGAAGGCCGGTTGAAGACCGACAAGAAGCTGTACAGCGCCGTCATGACGACCGGCAAGGCATTGGCTTCCGCCATCAAATTCTTCAAGGGCAACCCAGAGGAGATCTTCGCCGCACAACAGGCAGCACTCCAGACGAAGGACAAGATCTCCGCCGAGCTCTACGGCATCAAGAAGAACCTTCAACTCTCCAACGACTTCATGCGCAGCATCAAGCTCGACAAGTCGGTGGCGGCCGAGAAGGGTGCGCGGATCCTCGAGCAGATGCGCCAAGAGCAACTGCATCAGGGCGAGACCATCGACGTCCCACTCCAGATCTCGGAGAAACGCAAACTCCTCTCGTAACTCAACCCAAAACCATCAACCACACCAACGAACATGGTACTCACGACAAAGACATACATCATCATCGGCGTGCTAGTCACGGTCGGTATCCTGTGCGGCAAGCACTTCTGGTACGACCGGCTACCGACCGAAGCCAAGGCTTCGACTGAGGTAGGATCTGTCGCTCTTCCGACTGCCGACAACACGTCGAGCGCAGACGCAACCAACATGACCAAGATGCCGATCCCAACGGAAGCTCCGGTCCCAATGGTGAAAGGCGGCCCAACCGGCACCTGGTGGCAGATGCCATGGAACTCCCAAATGGGCGCCCATGTCGCATTCGGCGGCACCCAGGTCATGGAAGGGAGCCTTATGGCCGAAAGCGGACTGGAGCTCAAGATCGAGAGCACGCTCGACTGCAACAAGATGCTCGATGAGGTCATGAAGTTCTGTCAGGACTACAAATCTGATCCGAACACACCGGTGAAGATGGCCTCCTTCATGGGCGACGGCATGCCGTACTACTTCTCGGTCGCGAAGAAGCTGCTCGAACCGCTCGGTCCAGAATACCAGCTCTGTGGGTTCATGGCCATCGGAAGGAGCAAAGGCGAAGACCGGTTCGTCGGCCCTCCATCCTGGAAAGAGAACGCACAGAACGCCATTGGTGGAACGGTCGCACTGGTGCTGCGCGACGGAGACATGAACATCGTCCTCAAGTGGGCAGGCGACAACCGGATCCCTGTGAACCCAGACGAGAAGACCTACGACCCGAAGGCTCTCAATCTCATCGCGGCTTCCGATTTCCTGGATGCAGCCAACAAGTACACCTCCAATTACAAGGATCCTAACCGAAGGATCATCGTCAATGGGATGGTAACGAGCGCAGACACTAGCCTCGGGGTGGATGCCGTCGCTACCTGGACCCCAGGCGATGTGAACATCGCAGAACAGAAAGGCGGGCTGGTGACAATCGCCAGCACATTCGAGTACAGCTCGCAGATGCCAAACATCACCGTGACTTGTCGCAAGTGGCTCATGGACCACTCCGATGCAGTTTCCAAGATGATCGTCGCCATCGGCGAAGGCGGAGCACAGGTGAACGCGTTCAACGACGTCAAGCTCTATGCGGCGAAGATCAGCTCCGAGGTCTACAAGGACCAGAACGCCGCTTATTGGGCGAAGTACTACAAAGGAGTGAAGACCCAAGACGTTGCTGGCCTGGATGTCGAGCTCGGCGGCTCGATGGCCTTCAACCTCGCCGACCAGGCCAACATGCTCGGCCTCGGAAAGGACAAGATCGACCGCTACAGCATCGTGTACACGAAGTTCGGAGACATCCTCAAGAAGATGTACCCAGAGTACATGGCCAAGTACCCTCCTTACAATGAGGTGATCGACAAGCGGTACCTCATCAATGCCCTCGCCATGGCTTCCACTACAGCGGTAGGCGAAGAGACCGAGATCGCATACGCGGATGAGATGACTGACGTGATGGCCAAGGCGGACTACCACATCGAATTCGAGTTCGCTAAGGACAAGATCGATCCGAAGAGCTACAAGGATCTGAACGACATCGCAAGCACGGCGATGATCGCTGAGACCCAGAAGATCCGAGTCGAAGGCCACACCGACAATGTCGGTGACGACCGCTCGAACATGGAGCTGAGCGAGAGGCGTGCACAGAGTGTCCGGGATTACCTCATCCAGAAAGGCGTGAAGGCATCCAGGATCGAGACGGAAGGCAAAGGCGAATCAGAGCCAGTCCAGAGCAACAGCACCAAGGCCGGCCAACAGGCAAACCGGCGCGTCAGGATCATCATCGGCCACTGAGAGATGTTCCCATCTTCGGATGGAACTTGATCAACCCATGGTCACGAAACACCAAACAGAACAAGCACCAGGAGAGACGTCTCTCCTGGTGCCCTTTGGATCATGAAGACCAAAGCGATCCTGGCCGATAGCCCGAATTCGGCTGTCGAGAGCATCAACTCTTTCTTGACCCGAGAGGACGTGATCCCGTACAGCCTTTCCCTCACGGAGATCGGTTCAGACTACTTGCTTACCATGAGGTACGAATCGGCTTACAACTTCCGTAAAGGCAGTGTTCGCCTGTCACACGTGATGGATCTGCCGGTAGTCAAGCTCGAACTCGAGAAAAGACTGAAGTCCATCTTCAAACCGAAGCGAGGCATGGAGATGGTCTGTCATGACCTCTTCTCTTCTGGAGCTTCCCTCTTCGCTGTAGTACTTGAACTCCAATTGCCATGAGAACACTAGGACTGGTTGCGCAACTCTTAGCGTTGGCCTGTGTAGCCCAACAATCAGACACGATAAGCTTACCGATGGACAATGGGCGTTCGGTCTCTTTCATCGAACACTTCGTCATGCCAAACGAGGATCCATGCCCTATCAGTTGCATCGTTTCGAAGCTGAGCAAATCTGGCCGGATGGCCAGGGCCAAGTGGTCCACCGATGGATGGTTGGAGTGCGAGCTCCGCTTCATCTCTGGCCCAGAGTGGGCCAGGCATGAGATCACATGCTTGGCAGAGGTGCAATCCGATCCGAGATCCGACAGGACAACCTACTCGTTCAGCTGTTATCGAGTGGACAATGTGAGACTTAGCGATTGGCTCCGGAGCCACCCTGGAGCTGCAGCGGAAAGAGTCAAATCCACGATCTTCTTCGAGACCGTCATGCGTGTGGTCGAGATCAAACAAGCTACCCTATGAGGATCTTCAGCCCATTCCAGAATGTGACGGCCTTGGGAAGGATCGTGATCAGTCTAGCCATTTGGACGACAGTCCTTTTGGCTTGGCAATTCCTGCACAACCCTCTCGTGCCGACTCCAGGAATGGTCCTGGAGAAAGTCTTTTCGATCTGGGTCGGCAACGAGCCGATTCTTGGAGGTAGGCCTTTCTCACAGGACCTGACGATAAGCCTGTTCCTCACGTTGCAGGGCATGGTCTACAGCATCACCATTGCGCTACTGATCGCTTACCTCTCCGTGATCCCGGCGTTCAAACCCATCGGAGAGTTCGCCGTCAGGTTCAGGTACATGGCCATGACTGGACTCATCTTCCTATTCATGCTCCTCACTAAGGACGGGTCACAGCTCAAGACGGCCCTACTCGTGATCGGTATCGTTCCTTTCTTTGTGACTTCGTTGCTAGCGACGATCGAGGACATTCCGACCGAGGAATACGACCTATGCAGGACCCTACGGATGGGCGATTGGCAGGTCCTATACGAGACGATCATCCGAGGCAGGATGAGCGCCGCGCTCGATGCGATCATCGTCAACTTCGCGGTGGCCTGGATGATGATCACTTCAGTGGAGAGCCTGAGTCAATCCGAAGGAGGCCTTGGCACACTGATCCTGAAATTCAACAAGGCACATGACATCGCCGCGGTGTTCGCGGTCATGATCAACATCTTTGTGCTTGGGCTTGCAGTAGACAAGTTCCTGAAATACGCCAAAGGAGTCTTCTTCCCACACACCAAGTTCAAATGAACCTGTACCCAGGAGACATCATCAAAGTGAACGAGCCGGAGTTCAACGGTTACATCTGTGGCATAGACAGGGTCTCCAGCGACTATGTGCGCCTATGCGTCGATGGAGTCTTTGGACACAAGAGATGGGTGAAGAAGTCTAGGGTCGAACTCAACAGCCGGCCGGCCATGAACTGGATTCGCGACATCACTTCCAAATGCTACTCCTCCATCGATCGGTCGGTGCGTAGGGCAACATTCAAACTCAAAACCACACAGAATGACCTGGGTTCCACTCCTTAAGCTAGCCATCCTGATCGTTGGCGTATTGATGACCGTGAAATCCTGGCGTGCTGGCCTTCACATGCGAGCTATCTTGACAGTGGCCTGTACGCTCGGCATCATCTTCGTGATCAACCTCGTGATATGAGCTACGAGAGAAAAGAGGCCGTCATCAAAGCAGTCGATGTGAACCTGTCATACGACCGTCCGATCCTCAGGGACATCAACCTCGAGATCAAGAACATCGTGAGGCCTGGCGTTCAGCAGGGCCAAATCTCGTCGTTGGTTGGCCGAAGCGGCATCGGCAAATCCCAGCTCTTCAAGATCCTCAGTGGGCTCAAGAAGCCTACCAGCGGCCAGGTTCTCATCGGCGATCCTCTCGTGCCGGTCAAACCCGGTGACGTGGGCATCGTCTCACAGAGGTACGTTCTGTTTCGATCCAGGACTGTGATGTCGAACCTCATGCTTGCTATCGCTCAGTCGGATTCGAACCTCTCCAAGGCTGAGGCCAAGGAAAGGATCATGGCCTACGCCGCAGAGTTCGATCTTCTGAAACACGTCGATCGATGGCCAGATGAACTGAGCGGTGGGCAGAGACAGAGGGTGAGCATCCTCCAGCAGCTGATGACAGGCAACAAGACCATACTGATGGATGAGCCTTTCAGTGGGCTAGACGTCATTGTGCTGCAGAAAGTGCTCAATCTCATCGTCAAGGTGTCTCTGATCGACGAACACAACACGATCATCATCGTGAGCCACGACATCGAGAATTCGCTCGCAATATCGGACAGCGCATACGTGCTTGCCAACGAGCAATCGAAGGACGAGAACGGAATCCCAATGGTCGATGGGAATGGACAGCCGGCCATGATCCCTGGCGCAACGATCGTCGAACAAATCGATCTTGCCGAGCAAGGACTGGCCTTCCAACCGAACATCATCCAGTTACCAAGGTTTCGTGAGGTGTTGGAACACGTCAAACAGAAACTCTGATCTACTCGTGAAAATTGAGATCGGGCAACACGCCATGGCACACTGCCATGTACATGACCATGAGTATGTTATCAACATGGTAGCCCTTCGAAGGCAACACGTCGGCATCATCGGCAAAGTGGTAGCCAGGCACGATTCCCACGGTGAGTGCTTCGATCTTCGTTACGATGATGGAACGATCGTCACTTTCGATCCAGACGAGATTCGGCTCGTCTAGCCCAGGAGCGCCTGACTACCCGCCTGGTCCATGCCGAAATGATCAGGCCCAAGCCAGAGACTAGCAGCACGACTGCGAACTGGATCATGGATTACCTATCGACAAAAAAATGTGGACATGGTGTTTCCGTGTCCGACTGGTTTGTTATCTTTGCACCAATCCATGAGAACATGCTACACACCGGTGACCAAAAGAGCCAAGCGGCCTTAGAATGGCTGCTTGGGATGGGGTTCGATCGATTCGAGCCCAATGAATCCCCTGATCCGACGATCGTGACAAAGCTCATCGCGAAGCAGGGAGAACTCGAGATCTTCGTCGACCTGGCCAAGCCGTTGGTCAGGGTAAGCGTCGGCGAACACAGATGCACACAGAAATTCGTAGATCCGAATGCGATCATCGTCGCCATCGCTATGTGCGCGAAGAACGCGATCGAGATGAGCAACCTGATCCCGGAGAACATGGAACGGTATTGCCTGGGTCAGGGATTTGACCACCGTTCAGTGGTCCAGACCAAGCACTTTGTTCTGAACTGATGTCCAAAGTGTCTTGGACATTGTTTAGATTTGCCGTAAACCGTAAAACCAAGCACATGAAGACAGCGAAGACCGTCGATATCCGATCCACGATCGCCGACCTGATCAGGGAGAAGCGCCAAGAACTCGGCCAGCTCGAGAACGCGATGAGCGCATTGGGTGGCATCAAACCCAACCGCAAGCGTAGGCCGAGCGACGATGCCATCCAATCCAGGAAGGTGACAACTGGTGGCCGGTTGGTTGGATTCCGTGACAAGATCGTTGAGCAGCTTTCGAACTCCAGTGAACCGATGACAGTGAAGGACCTCACCAATGCGCTCTATGATCGGGGCCTCGGCGTCACGAAAGCCAAGATGCGGACACGGATCGCCAGCACCATTCAACACATGAAGGCGGATGAGACAATCCGATCGAAGAAGAATGGACAAGGCCGCACACTTGCATGGACGATCAACAGAAAGGGTGCCAAAGCATAGCCAACTGAAGCGCTTCATCAGCGCACCCAAGAAGAAGTTGCCATCTGGGTTCGTGACCGTCTACACAGACGCATCGCACAAGGATGGCATCTTCTCTTGGGGCTGTTACATCAAGGCGGAATGGGGCAAATCTGAGCTTCATGGGATTTGTCCAGATGAGATAACTGACATCAACCTAGCCGAGGCCTATGCGATCGGCCAATCGATCTACAAGTCTCTCAAGAAATGGCCAGGCGTTAAGGGCTTCTACGTTCGAAGTGACAGCATGAACGCGATTGGCATGCTCAAAACCGGCACAAAGAACACAGTTGGTGCGAGGATCAAGGCGTCAGTGGATTCGTTGACGGTCGGGCTGGTCATGGATTGGAAGTGGATCAAGTCGCACCAACGGAACTCGTCGATCCAGGCCTGGGTGAACAATAGGGCCGATGCCTTAGCACGAAAGGCCAGGCAAAAATAAGTGCACCGGGTCAGCCGGATTGTATAGATTTGCGCCATGGAAAACCTTTTACGCATGTGGGTTGCCGTGCCTGAGACCGGATTCATCGCGACCGAGCTCAAGCTGACAGCCCACGAATCCAAGTCTGGAGCTGAGGACGAGGCTTACCTGGCATCTGACCTTGGCATCGGCAAGTACAAACCGATCCTCGTTTCTGAGCTGCTCGCGGCATCGGAAGATTGGCTCTTCGAGTTCAAGATCGCGGTTGATCGAACGCTGCCACGTCGGCCCAGGACCAGAAAGTCCAAGTCGCTCATGTTCAGCACTTCCGCTCTGAGGTGATTGCGCCAGTTCGAATACTGATCGGGCTTCTCTTGGTCGTTTTCTCGGCGGCCATGGCCAACTGGGCCCAAATCGATTTCGAACTCAAAGAGCCATTCTGGGTTGAGGCCATTCTATCCGGTTGTGCAGGAATCCTTGCATACATTCTGATGTCGAGGCCTCTTAGGGCCCGAATCACCAATGAAAACGAGGACTCAACTTGCGATCGCCCTGGCCCTGACACTGTTCATCCCATCGTGCACGTGCAACCGGATGGCCAGGAGCTTTGGCGGCACACAGAAGATCGAGCTTAAGGAAGGCCAGCGTGTGGTCAATTGCACCTTCAAGGAGGACGACATCTGGGTGCTTTACCGAAACGATACCACCACTCCGCCAGACACACTGTCCTTCGCCGAGCATTCTTCCTACGGTCTCCTACAAGGAACGGTGCTTCTGATCGAAAGGTGATCGAGCCCGAGGTTTTGTTTATGTTTGCAGCGCTATGGAGAAGGTCCAACTCTTTCTGAGCAAGCTCACACCAGATGGGGCCAGGCAGGTCGCCGTGGAGCTCCTCGAGTTTAGATCGAGCGGGATCCTTAAGTCTACTGGGATCGTCAGGGAGCTCGAGGCGGTCGTCGCCGAGAGCGTTGGAATAGGCATCAACAACCTGAGCATCACGCTCGATGCCGCTTCAAACGAGATCATCTCCAGGTACCTCGAGATGGCCAGGGAGAAGCTGGCTGAAGGTAACAGTGCACCTAGCAATTCGATCAACCAGGATCAAACTGGTGGAGAAGCACCACAAATATCCTAGGACCTGGCACCTCCCTAGCAGCGAGAAGGCCTCTTCGGACGATCGAAGGTTAGTCGATGACAGCCAGTTCGTTGGCAAGCGGGTCATCGCTTCGATCAAGATGGATGGCGAGAACACGAGCATGTACCGCGATCACATCCATGCCAGGTCACTGGATTCTGGTTCCCATCCGTCTAGGGGCTGGGTCAAATCCATGTGGGCTGGCATCAGGCACGAGATCCCGATCGGTTGGAGGGTGTGTGGAGAGAATCTGTACGGCAGGCACACGATCGCATACGAGAACCTTCCAAGCTACTTCATGGCCTACTCCGTGTGGGATCAGTCTAACCGCTGCTTGCCATGGGAAGAGACCATCGAATGGTTGGATCTGCTTGGGCTCGAACATGTCCCTGTGTTCTACGACGGTATCTACTCCCCAGAATTGATCTCCGCCTTCCCTAGGATTGATCCTTTTGGGAATGACACCGAAGGGTTTGTGGTTCGGTTGGCTTCTGGGTTCGGATACGATGAATTCGACCGATCAGTGGCCAAGCATGTCAGGTCAGGATTCGTGATCGCTGACCAGCATTGGATGCACTCCAAAGTCGTGCCGAATGGGATCTCTCCTAGTTTTGGACATCCTGTTTAGCGGTAAACGGCAAATAGTATGTTTACGTCGTAAAACAACCGCCATGAGAAAAACCCTGACCCTTGCCTTGCTGTGCTGTGCGTCGATCCTCTTCGCACAGAGCCGAAGCCACGTCGGCCACATGAAGCAGCGCTCGTTGCCACCAGATTCCGCTGACAACCTCAACGTCAACTTGGCATGGTACGCCTCGGCTTCCTTGTCTGTGAGCTCAGGAGACGGCTTTTCTGACATCGCATACCCATCGATCGAGGTCGGCGTGAGCAAGAACAACATCTCCTATGGGCTCAACGTTGGGCGCCGTGACCTTGCTAACCACGGAGAAAGGGAATACCCGAGCAACTACTACATCGAGGGCAAAGCTGCTGCGACGTGGCCTCTGGGCGACGTGAAGACATTCGCGATGGGCGGTTTTGGTGTGGTACCAGACACCGATCACTATCTGATCGAGTACGGCACCGGACTGATCTGGTCGACCGATTGGGTGGACCTGATCATGCAGATCAGCAACTGGGATCGGACAGACTACCTTTCGATCGGGGTTTCAAGGAATCTCTGATGGGAAAGATGAGGGTTCTTGTGACCGGTGGGGCCGGTTACATTGGATCTCATACCTGTGTGGAGCTCATCCATGCTGGCTACGATCCCGTCATCGTCGATGACTTCAGGAACAGCGATCGTTACACGATCGAAAGGATAGGACATATCACTGGCCACACTCCGAGGCATTACTACCTCGACTGTAAGGATGGTTCAAAACTCGATCGCGTTTTCTATATCGAGAGCCCGGACGCGGTCATTCATTTCGCGGCCTATAAGTCTGTGCGGGAGTCGATGGACTTGCCGATGCAGTACTATGAGAATAACGTCGGATCGCTGATCGAGGTGATCAAGGCGATGGGCCGAGCAAACGTCAAGCGGTTGGTCTTCTCTTCGTCGTGCACCGTCTACGGCGAGCCAGAGGTTCTGCCCGTGGACGAATCGATGCCATCCGAATCGGCGGTCTCGCCTTACGGATCGTCTAAGGTGATGTGTGAACGCATCATCTCTGACATGGGCTCGAAACTCGAACCAGTGATTCTCCGCTATTTCAATCCGATCGGCGCTCATCCAAGTGCGCTGTTAGGCGAGCTACCGATCGGTAAACCAAGCAACTTAGTTCCACACATCCTCAATGCGGTCCAACACAACAAGGAGCTTGTCATCTATGGCCAAGACTTTCCTACCATCGATGGAACTTGTGTGCGAGACTACATCCATGTCGTCGATGTCGCTAGGGCACACGTCCAAGCTTTGACATGCGATCCGACTACCGTCAACTTGGCTCTTGGCCAGGGCATGAGCGTCATGGGCATTGTCTCGGCGTTCGAACAGGTGAACGGCGTGCTCGTGCCCAAGAGGATGGGCCCCAGGCAGCCGGGCGATGTTGCCGAGGTTTGGGCGAGGGCTGACAAAGCCAGGCGTAACCTGAAATGGGAAAGCAGCTTCACCGTCATGGATGCGTTGAGACACGCATGGGAATGGCAAAAGACCTTGAACATTGAGAGCGGTATTCTTCACGGGATCGGGGATCAGCGCTGAGAGCGGGCTCCAGACCTTCAGGGACAGCGATGGGATGTGGAACGAGTTCCGCGTCGAGGACGTGGCCACCAGCGCCGCGTGGCGCAAGGATCGGTCCATGGTCCTGTCGTTCCATAACCTCTACCGCGACAAGGTGAGGGCTGCCCAACCGAACGAGGCGCATTTCGCCATCGCCAATCTCGAGTCTCGGATGCGTGTGGATGTGATCACACAGAACGTCGATGACCTGCACGAACGGGCTGGTTCGACGAACGTGATCCACTTGCACGGACAGATCATGAGGTCCCAAAGCTCACTCGACCGAACGCTGACATACCCAGTCGAGACCAGCATCGAGATCGGTGACAAGTGTGAGAAGGGATCCCAGCTCAGGCCAAACTCGGTCCTGTTCGGTGAGGAACCGTTCGACTTAGACAAGGCCGAATGGACCATCAAGAACGCCGACTACCTCATCATTGTTGGCACCTCCTTACAGGTCGAGCCCGCTGCCTCTCTAATAGGTCACGCTCCGACCGATGCGTACATCTACGTCATTGACCCGAGGCCCATCGATCTGGCATCGAAACAAGCTGAGATGGAATCCCATCAGCAGCGTGCGATCGAGCGGCGCAAGCCATCGATGCACCTTTTTTCGAAGGCATCTGTCGGTGTCCAGCATGTTTGTAACGGCTTGATCTCTCTCATAGAGTATAGATAGCCTGTCTTTCGGCGACTGAAAGCCCGAGGCCTAACGGCTCAGAGTTCTTGACCAGGACTCGTTCGGGTTGTCACTAAACAAACGAAAAGACAGACATGATGGTACCAGAAGTACACCTCTCGGTGGGCCGTGCCCGACGCAGGTTAGTAAGCGGCAATTACCACCTGAAAGACGGTGAGGAGTTCGAGCTAGAGATCTTCAACCCACTCACCGAGAAGATCGGGTGTGAAATCTCGCTCAACGGCAAACCAATCTCATCAAGCAAGCTCGTCCTGAACCCAGGGCAACGGGTCTATCTTGAACGTGGGCTGGACGATAACCTCAAGTTCAAGTTCTCCACTTACGAAGTGGAAGACAGCCCTGAGGCCAAGGCAGCTATCTCGAACAATGGGTTGGTGTCGGTGAGATTCTTCAAGGAGCAGTCCTATTTCCGATGGTCGACGATCACATGGGCCCAAGCGCCGATCAGTCCAACCGCCCAACCATACACGTTCTCGAACACGTGTGACTTCAATATGAACGCGAACATTGGGATGAGATCCGATCCAGTCGATCCTCCGATCTCATCGATGTTCTGTTGCTCTAGCCAGATCGATTCGCTCGATCTGACGCTGGATCGAAGCGATGCAACAATCGAGACCGGTCGGGTAGAAAAGGGGTCGGTATCTTCCCAGCACATTGGGTCGACGATCGCGGAATTCTGTCCATTCAGTTTCCACATGGCCTCATTCAAGATCCTGCCATTGTCGCAGGTCGAAGCGAGCCAGATCCGGCAGTATTGCCCAGAGTGCAGGTGCCGGATCAGAAAATCCTCATGGAAGTGGTGCCCGCAGTGCGGTGAGGAACTCTAACTAAACAACGTCGCCGAAGGTCGCATGGGAGGAGCCACTGGCTCCTCTCTTCGCATAGATAGGGAGTGAAGCCAGTCCAAGTATCGATCCACGATCCCAGGATCAAGTGGAATCCAAGGGAGAAGCAGTTCACTCTCTTCTACACCAATTTTGGCCAATTGGCGTGGCGGACTCTCGATAGGTGCGTGTTCAGGTTGATCAACCATCAGACGAATCAGTTCCGCGACTACCGTTACAAGGAGACTGTTCGTGACGCGGATAAGGGTTTGCCGGGCTGGATCTACTCGGAGCCAAGCGGGACCACTCTCCTTGTGGTCGATGACGCCGCATCGACCTCCAAGTGATCATAGAAGGTCACATGAAACCATATTCCCTGAACGACGAAGTCCCAGTCCCAAAAAGGCTAACTCGAGAACAGACTCTCCGGATCAGGGAGATCGTGCGCGAGACAGCTGATCCAAAGGCCGCTGCCAACTCGATCTACCAGTATGCGAGCATGAATCCAGACTTCTTGACTGCTCGTCTCGATGGAAGCGACATCGAAGTGATCGTCGGCGATACGATCTACAGGTTCCACCACAAGCGGACCGTCCAAAAAGCCGCCCTCGGTGTCTGAGTGGACCTCAACAACAACTTGGGACCCTTCCTTGGATAGGATTCCTTCACCGGACGATGAGAAACTCTCGTTCCTCATGGTCTTCAATGCCCGGCTGTGTCCAAAGGAGGACATGGAAAGGTGCATCTCGGCGATCATCAACCTTTCAACTCCAGAAGAAAGGGATCGGCTCATTGAAAAGGTCGGATCGACGTATCTCTCGATTGCAGCCGAAAGGCTGCTCAAATACTTGGAAGACAATGAAAGGTTTGAGGAGTGTTCCAGGATCCAATCGTTCCAACAGTCGATCTAGCTTTCGGACGATAGATAGGCAAACACAGTCTAACGCCATGTTGCGCCTAACCCAAGACTGGGTGCGTATCTACTGCGGCAAAGCCCAAGAAGCCGAGGCCCTCAAGAAGGATTGGAGGATGATGATTCCGATCTACGTGAGGGCTTTCAGGAACATGATCCGTGAGGGTGTCAAGAGCATCCCATGCATCGAGTTCGTCCTGTCTGATTCACACACCCCTACATACCTCACCGTCAATTGGTCCGAGATGGAAGCCATCCTAGACGGATGCATAGCGAAGCTTGAGCTCCTTGAAGACTATGAGGAGTGCCAGGAATTGATAGATTTGAAGCGTCATATCCAGGAAGCCGAGGTCGCGATCTGCTAAAAGTTGCTCAACGGCGGGACTACGTTAGCAGCCAATGTTTATGTTTGCTTCCACACTTTCACCATCCAGCCATGAAGACTAGTGAGAAGGCAGCTGAGGAGAAGGAACTGGCTAGGCTCGTGATGGAATCGGTCCAGGAGTTCACTGGGATCCCGATCGAAGTCTTTGTCGGGAAGAGTCGAAAGAACGACTTGATTGAGGCCAGGCATCTGAGCATGTACTTCATCAGGAGTAAGACCAACCTTCGGCTGATAGACATCGCCAAACTGCATAACAAGAAGACCCACGTCCCTGTGTTGCATGGATGCAACAAAGTAAGGGATATGTCCAAACATGAGCGGGCGTTTTCTCAACGGTTGGCCAAGCTCAAGGCCAAAATCGACCTGATCAAGGTCACAGAGAAGTAGGAAGAGGAGTTGCCCTTCGGAGGTGAAGGGCTAGTTTCAAAGGCAAATCCACAAAACACTTACGACATGAAAAGGGGCGGAGGAACGCGAGTAGTCATGCGTCGCAAAATCAGGCTTAGCGACGTGATCCTTGCACAGTGGCGGAAGAAGTTCATCAAGCGGCACGCGTCGCTCGTGAGCGGATCCCCATTGAGGGCAGAGGACTTGGATCGAGAGTTCGAACGGGAAGGCAGAAAGTTCACTGTGATCGGATTGACCGGCCTGGATTCGATCCTGCTCTCCGAGAATACTGAATCGGGCGTGATGCATTGGGAGGCGTCGCAGCCGTTCGTGCAGATGTGCCTCGAGCGCCGGAACCAGGAGTACATCGCGAACCCAAGCGGCGGTTTTGGGACATGGGAGCCCATGGAGTACAACATGTCCAGGATGTTCCTGCCGCCGACTAGTCCGGTGGACGAGGATCCTGAGCCACAGGACGATCGGGCCGACGAGCCAGTCGTAGCCGGAGACGAGCCAGACTCGGCTGATCCTACTGAACAGACCGAGGAGCTATGAGGCTGCTATCCATCGGCGATGTCCATGGCAGGCTCGCGTGGCAGAGGTTCCTTTTCCCTGGATCGAGCTTCAACGCGTGGAAGGAGCAGCTCCAGTACGGCGTCAAACCGGAGGAATTCCCTATGCTGTACAGCCATGACCGGATAGTGTTCACTGGCGACTATGTCGATTCTCATTACCCTGGGTTGTCGGACGCCGACATCATGTCGAACCTGGCTAACATCGTCGAGCTGAAGAGGATCCTCGGCGATCGAGTGGTGCTGTTGCTTGGCAACCATGATGTGCAATACATCCTCAGTGGCCTCACCTTCTCTGGGTACCGGCCGTCGATGAAGCACCAGCTGAGGGACTTCTTTTCGGCGAACGACGACGCCTTTGGCATCGCGTACCAGGTCGATGGGTTTCTCTTCACCCACGCAGGAGTGACCCAATCGTACCGGCAGACGTTCATGGATTTGGCCAAGATCGAAGAGTTCGCGGATGTCCTAAATTCCAAGTGGAAGGAGCGCGAGAGCTCACTTACCCTGGTCTCCTGGCGCAGGGGTGGAGACAGCCCAGTCCCAGGGCCAACGTGGTCGGATCGAGACGACATGCTAGAGGACCCTATCGATGGCATCACCCAAGTGGTCGGGCACACGCCAGTTCAGCTCATCCACTCTTTCTTGAGGGCGGTCGTGTTCACCGATTGCCAGAGCGATAGCAAAGTGGAACAGTTCCTTTTCATTGACACAGGCCTGGGGTTCGATGGCATCAAGGTCCTGACAAGGGATCCGAACACCGTCAACCCGCTTCGGTTCAAGCTGGAGCCGAACTTGAAGTTCGATTCGATAGCCAACCACGCCGAACTCTCCTTGCAATGCCTGAGCTCCCAGAGGTGATGCGCATCAGGCAAGGCCTGGCGAAGCTAAAACATGAGACGATCAATTCCGTCGAGGTAATCTCTGGCAGGTATGTCAGGCACGGGCCACCCAAGGGGCTAGATGGATTCAAAGCTGCCCTTCCAATGGTTGTCAGTCGAGTCGCTAACTTCGGTAAACTGCTCTGGATCAGATTGGAGAACGAGCCCAATGATTGGCACGTCCTCTGCACGCTTGGGATGTCTGGAAGCCTGAAGTTCAATGAGGCTAAACATACCAGGATCAGGTTTGGGACTTCGATCGGAGATCTGTTCTTCGATGACATCAGGAACTTCGGCACCATCAGGTTCATCGGATCGGAGGACGAACTCAACGAAAGGATCCGCTCGGTTGGGCCGACAGTCAACAGGATAGACGCTGACCATTTCGCTGATAGGATCAGGTCTCGGGATCGAACCATCAGCGAGGCTTTGATGGACCAGAAGTGTATCGCCGGAGTTGGCAACTACATCAAGTCAGAGGCTCTGTTCGAAGCCAGAATTTCTCCGCATCGCCAGACCAACGAGATCACCGACGAAGAGATGGGCAAACTCTTTACGAGCATCATCGGAATAGTCGATCGATCGTTCAACGATGGCGGTGCCTCGATGCGGACATTCAGTGATTCGCAGGGCAAGAAAGGGAAGTTCCAGGATCGGTTCGAGGTCTATGGGAGATCGGTTTCTGCTTCTGGGATCGTGATCAGAAAGGAGACCACACTCGATAAACGCACCACCTTCTGGTGTCCAACTGTACAATCATGAGCGAACGTCCAAGAAAGAGTGAGCCAGGTTGCACCCTAAACCGCCATACAACAGTAACCGAGCAAGCTCAATCCGATTGTGTACATAACCGATGAGCTACAAAGCGACGATTTTCCGGCTAGGACCCATCATACCACACCCTAACGCGGATCGTGTCCGATTGACGACTGTCTTCAGCAACCAAGTGGTAGTCGGTATGAATTGCAAGGAGGGAGACCTAGGAGTCTACTTCCCGAGCGATGGGTGCTTGAGCGCACACTTCTGCAAGGCGAACAACCTCTTCCGTGAACGGCTCCTGAACGCCGATCCTAATGAGACGCCTGGGATGTTCGATCCGAACTGCAGGGTCAAGGCACAGAAATTTCGTGGCGAGAAGTCAGATGGCTACTGGACCTCGATCGATTCGCTCGTCAAGGCGGGCGTCAGCGTGAATGGGCTCGAACACGGATTCGAGTTCGATTCCATCGACGGTGTCACGATCTGTGAGAAATGGCTCAGTGAGGCTACCAGGAACGCTCTCAAGGCCAGCCTCGGCAAGAAGAGCCCGAAGTCTGCCAAGACGTCGGTCATGTTCAAGGAGCACTTCGACACGTCTCACTTTGGGCGATGCATCGACAAGATCAAAGGCACCGATACTCTGGTTGTGACGGAGAAGATCCATGGCACCTCAGCGAGGATCGGCCATGTGTTGATCGACCGTAAGCTCAACTGGTTCGAACGAGCCCTCGATTTCCTTGGCGTGAGGATCGAGAAGCAGAGCTGGGAGTACCTCAATGGTTCGAGGAGAGTAGTCCTCGAGGAATCCAAGAATAGCGCCGCGTTCCATGATCCAACGATCAGGGACCAGGCTTTCAAGCTCTTCCATGGCAAACTCCGAAAGGGAGAGACGGTCTTCTGTGAGATCTTCGGATACGAGCCTGACGGCAAGCCGATCATGGCAGGGGTAGAGATCAAAAAGAAGGAGGTGCCACACCTCCACGAAGCGTACGGCGAGACGATGCTGTATTCTTACGGCTGTGAGCCCGGAAAGTCCCGCGTCATGGTGTACAGGATGACGATGACCTCCGTCGAAGGACACACACGCGATTACACCTGGAAGGAGATAGTCGAGAGGTGCGCCGAGATGGAAGTCGACCATGTGCCAGTCCTGGATGTGATCGATTGCCTCTCCGTCAGCATCGACGCGGCAAACGATCCGGAACAATCTGCGACCCTGGAAGGGCTACTTCTGGATCGGATCGATAGGCTCGCGACTGGACCTTCGACTCTGGATTCCAAGCACCTCCGTGAGGGAGTCTGCGTGCGGGTAGACCACGTGGCGGAGAACGTCACGTTGAAGCATAAAGCACATGACTTCAAGATGGTCGAAGGGATGGTGAAGGACAGCGGAGTCGTTGACATGGAAGAAGCAAACTAACGAACGAAGATGGCACTGGTGATAGGCGGATTCTGGTTTTGGGTGTTGATCGTGTTGGCCTTTGGCCTGATCACTTTCTTCGTAGAACACGATCGAAAGAGCAACGGATGGCTTGCTCTCATGGCAGCATGTGGCGGGCTTTGGGTCTTCCTTGCAGCCCAGGGATGGTCCAACTGGAAGGCTATCCTCGGGTTTGCAACTGAGAACCCGGGTCAGCTGATCGGCCTGTGTGTCGCCTACATCTCGGTTGGGTTGCTCTGGTCGATGTACAAGTGGTCCCGGTTCGTCAATCGATCCAAACAGAAAGCCCTCGAATCTGTCAAGTCGACATACGACGGCTCGATCGATCCATGGAACAGGGCGCCGAAAGCATCCGACCACATGGAGGACATCCTCATGTGGATGTCCTATTGGCCGTTCTCGATCTGGTGGAGGTTCCTACAGGATCCGGTGAGGTGGATCTTCGTCAAGGTCTACGAGTTCTTCGAATTCCAGTTCGATCAGATCACCGAGAGCCAATTCAAGGAGGTCAATGAAATGAGCAAGCAGAAAATGGCGCAGCACGCCGCATCCAAAAAGGCTTAGCATGGGACAGGAAAAGGACCTAGGCGAGATCGGAAAGGCTATTGGCCAAGATCTCAGCGAATTCGCTCAGACTCTGAGCAGGATGGTTGATCAGAATTCTCGTCGGTTGATCGACTTCGCCAAGAACAGCACATACCGAGTCGACAAGATCCTCCTCAACGATCTTGCTGAGATGAAGACCAAGTGGGTATCGGAAGTGAAAGACCTCAGCGATCGCATCCACAAGGAATTCGACGTGATCCTTGATCGGGATCAGAAGGAGACCGAGTCCATGAACAAGGGCAGGTTGCTTACGTTCGGTTCGCCAATCCAAGTCCATGGCCGAGAGGGGTTCTTCATCGGCAGGTTCTCGGATCCGACCGATCCTAGCCGACCATATTCCACCACGCAGTACCAGGTCGCTCTTTCGTCTCCATCAAAGGCCTATGTTGCTGTGGTGACGATGCCAGAGATCACCGTAAAGGTTTGATCCCATGACTCTGAATCTCCCTAGTAAGAGTCACATCAGGCGTGAGCTTGAGATGTCCCAGGAAGATTTCAGGGAGAACCAGATTGAGCTCACGGAGCAATTAGACTCCGACACCGTTGTTCCAGTGGTGGTCTATGATCGGCATGGGGTGCCGAAGTACATCGGTTGCAACAGCTACCCAAGAGGGGTCAGGCGGTCGCCAGAGCGCCAGACAAGGCCTGAGAAGTACCTCTGGATAGAACATTCAGAGAGAAATGCAATTTTTTGGATGGCTCGTGAAGGAATTAGCACTCGAAATTGTGTCATGTGTATTCTGTGGTATCCTTGCGCAGATTGCGCTCGAGCTATTGTTCAATCAGGAATGGTTGGTTTGATTTGCTCAAGGCCAAACCTAAAAGATCCTACTTGGGGAAAGAGTTTTAGTGTTGCTCAAAGTATCTTAAGCGAAGGTGGAGTCACAGTAGAGTACTATGATGAAGCATAGACACCATGTCATTCCGCGACACATGGGTGGCTCGGATGATCCTTCGAACCTAGTTGATTTGACGGTAGATCCGATATCTCATCGTCAGGCAGCAATCAAAGGAGCTAAACGAACAGGAGAGATTAACGCTGCATCTGGTCATCTTAAGAGAATTGCCAGAGCGTATTGGGCCAAGATCAGATCCGGCGAAATAACTCGATCCAAGAAGATTTGGATTTCGGATGGGACCATTGAAATTCAGCATCCAATTCATTTACCCATTCCTATCGGAATGATGAAGGGTCGAATCAAAAGGTGTGTCTAGTAGTCCATTGCAAGCGTTCACCGTTCGACGTCTACATCGGTAGGCCCAGTAAGTGGGGCAACCCGTTCAGCCACCTAGACGGCACTCAGGCCAAATTCCGGACAAGGACCAGAGCCGAATCGATCAAGCGTTATCGCGAGTGGATCCTCTTCGGCTCAGGCAAGCATCTGCTATCGGATCTCCATGAGCTCAAGGGCAAGGTGCTTGGGTGTTGGTGCCACCCGAAGGAGTGCCATGGAGATGTTCTCGCCGAATTGGCTAATCAGATCACATAGCTACCAATCGTGAGGTTGCCAGACACGGTTACGTTTGAGTGAACCGCTGTGCTTCCATAACACCCGTAAGCGATGACCGTTTGGGCCGAAGTCGATGAGATCGTGTTCCTTGCATTGTTGGATCTCAGGGCACAGTTCTTGAGGACCAACACTCCGCCAGTCTTGCTCACTGGACAAACGACTGACGATCCTGACGTGTCAACTGTGAGCCCGCTGATGTGCGCAGTTCCACCGCTTATGGTGATGCCTGTGCCACCCGTGCCAGTCATCGTCTGTGAAGTGAGATAGAGGGTACCGCTGCTTATGTTCAGTCCAGTGCCCACTTGTTCGAGGTGTTGGCATTCCACATAGGCCTCTGCGCTGGCTCCGCTGACCAAGATGATCGAGTTAGATGCTCCATTGGTGATCTTCATGGATTTGATCCATGTCTTGCCATTGCTCATTGCTAGGGTGGAATCGGTGACGTTCGAGATCTTCTGGGCCTCAACATAGAGCTTGCCAAGCCCCTGTGCGGACACTGCCGGTCCTGAACCTTCGTTCCTGATCTCAAGTGTTCGGATCCAAGTCTGTGCGCTTGCATTCGAGGATCCATCGCCTATCACAGCGTTGTTCTGGGCCGTGCCTCCGACTATCTCGTCTGCCTGGACCCAGAACTTTCCGGTTGGAGTCGTTTGAACATCGGAGCTTACAGTGACGTTGAAGTTGGATTTGACCTTTTTGGCCCTAACGAACAGGTTTCCATTCACCCAATACAGGGTGTATCCCATGCCGCGGTGTTCGATGTGGTCTGCTTCGAGGAAAAGATGGCCATCTACTGTCAGAACTGCGCCATTCGAGGTGTCATCGGTGCCATCACAGATGATGGTCGAGCATCGGACATGTGCTGTGCTACCCGAGTTGTAAAGGATCACTGCGAAGCATTGATCGGTGCCCGTCGTGCCCGTTGTGTGGACTAGGTTGAGATGTCCATCGACTTTGAACGACATCGCCACATTGAGATCATCGAAGATCCCACCGCCAACTCCATCCGTCACAGTTCGGCTGAATGTGGCTCCAGGGTAACCGAACCAATTGACTCCATTCTTGGCGATGCTAGATGTGATCGTGTAGTTTCCTGGAAGGACATTGATCACGTCTCCTGCCTGGGCCGCAGTCTTCGCGGCGTTCGGTGTCAGGTAAGGAAGATCCATTCTGCCCCTTGTGCCGGTGGAATCATTCCCATTCACGGAATCGACCCAAAGGGTTTTGCCGGTATTGATGTTAGAAACTCCTACTCCAGTTGGACCGGTCGCTCCATTCGAACCCGTTGGACCCGTTGCACCGGTTGCTCCAGTTGCTCCTGTTGCGCCATTCGAACCATTCGAACCCGTGGCTCCAGTTGCTCCTGTTGCGCCATTCGAACCATTCGAACCCGTGGCTCCAGTTGCTCCTGTTGCGCCATTCGAACCATTCGAACCCGTTGCACCGGTTGCTCCAGTTGCGCCATTCGAACCATTCGAACCCGTGGCTCCAGTTGCTCCAGTTGCGCCATTCGAACCATTCGAACCCGTGGCTCCAGTTGCTCCAGTTGCTCCTGTTGCGCCATTCGAACCATTCGAACCCGTGGCTCCAGTTGCTCCTGTTGCTCCAGTAGCGCCCGTTGCGCCAGTTGGCCCAGTCACACCAGTAGCACCGCTAGAACCATTCGAACCCGTGGCTCCAGTTGCTCCGTTTGGGCCTGTTGGACCTGTCATGCCAGTGGCTCCTGTGGCTCCAGTTGCTCCTGTTGCGCCATTCGATCCAGACCCGCCAGAGCCACCGCTCAGCGTGTCGATGAGATCCAGGAATTTGGATGCATTCGCGGCCGTGCCGCTGGCGAACATGTTGCGAAGCTGCTGGACGGTGACTTGTGGCATGGAGTATGTATGCGAACGAGAAAAAAGTTTCTTGGGTTGGTACCAGGTTCACAGAAGTTGTTACATTTGCACCGTGAAACTCCGTTGTCGTCGGTTCGATTCCGACCCTTTCGGAAAGGTGGTGTAATTGAAACATCACGGAGCTCTTCACACCTTCGAACCCAACAGATACATAGAACACTCGTCATGAGAACCGCAGTAGTCAATAACGTGATAGCGAAAGTGGCCAATAAGTGGGCCATTGAAAGCTATATCGCGTTTGAGCGAAAGCGAGGAACCTGACGAGAAGACACACAACTTCAAGAAGGGTTCCACTCAAATGGAACCCTTCTTCGTTTTAGGAGACTCCGAAAGGAGAGTGGTAGCACCGAAAGTGGTGTCCACGGAGAGAAACCTCTGAAATTTGACATGATGTTTTGCCACACACCCTACAGTCATGGTGACGGCCAGGTCTCCAAAACCTCGGCGAGCGGGTTCAATTCCTGCAGGGTGTGCAATGGGTGCCAAAGCCGCCAGGGGTCTGTAAAACCTCCCTGCGTCAACAAATGGGTGGATGGCTAGCAGTTTGTGGTTCGATTCCACTGGTACCCACTTCTGGTCCCGTCTTCTAAATGGTTCAGGAAACCCGACTTTCAATCGGGCAATGCGAGTTCGATCCTCGTCGGGACTACGAATGGGGAGATGGTGAAAGTGGCAATCACACCAGCGTGGCACGCTGGAATTTCGGTTTCGATTACCGATCTCTCCACCAATTACGCCGTCGTAGCTCAGCAGGTAGAGCACCGGACTGAAAATCCGGCCGCACCAGTTCGATTCTGGTCGATGGCACAACGAGAGGGATGTTGAAGGTAGCCAAAAGCTCCGCCTCGAACTAGTGTAGGCGACTCTCGATATTGGGCTGCTGGTGAAACCGGCGATCATACTAGCCTTGCAAGCTTGAGTTACGAGTTCGAACCTCGTGCGGTCCACTAAATGAAGTGATCTGGGTAGGAATCCCAGCCGGCCAGATGCGCAGTGGCCGTTCGCCTAAGAGCTAAAGGCCCTTCACATATCCAGGTGACACAGGTTCGATTCCTGTTCGGTCGGGTTGATCGCCGATTCGATGGTGCAGTGGTTAGCATACCTGATCTTATTTGGAGCAGTAGCAATGGAGGTGTCATGCGGTGGATTGAAAACCCACAGATGTCGGCTCGGTACCGACCTGCTCCACCAGGTGAGATGATCGATGTGGTAACTCGATCCCGTGGCCACGGTAGTTTAACCATACCAAACACACCTGCAACATTTTCCGTGTCCGCCCACGTAGAAGCGCGGATAGAGGTCGCTGGAACCTTGCTCGATGGGCATGGCTGAGGCCTGACAGAACCGCACTCATCAGCGGACCGGTGTTCACTACACCCACGGAAAGACATTCGTTGAAGCATTTAAGAATGGTGAATGCTCAACATCGGCGTAACGACGCCAATCGAAAAAGAAATGAGCTCCGGCGCCAGTCTCTTCCATTTCATTTGCTTCCCATATACGTTCGACGATCAAAGATCTTAGAAGAGCAATCGGGAAAGTGTATTGAATGTGGAACTGGTCCAGAATGGAATGGGAAACCAATCGTGCTTCATGTTGATCATATCGATGGAAATCGAATGAACAACAGTCGAGAAAATCTTCGAGGCCTGTGTCCCAATTGCCACTCTCAAACTCAAACTTGGTGTTTTCGGAATCGAAAAATTACCATCCAAGAACATTCGAAACGAATCAGTGAAGGAATCAAACGCTCACGTAGCTCCAATGTCAGAGCAAGATCCTTATGAGATCAAGGTTGTTGGTTCAAGTCCAACCGTGAGTACAACATAGTGGAGTAGTTCAGCTGGAAGAACCAGCCCGAGGCTCGATGCTTCAGTGCTCGGACCGGAGGTTAGAGACACGGAGTCGACGGTGATGCGTTGGCGTCCAAAGGTGTATCGGTGAGCTCATCACTCGCCGAGGCGTGGATTCGAATCCCACCTCCGCTACCCGTTAGGGATACATAGCCTCAATGGCTTACAAAGATCCCAAAAAGAGGTTCTGCTTCGTCTACAAAACGACCAACCTCATCAACCAGAAATACTACATCGGGTGCCACTGTACTTACAAGCTCGATGATGGATATCTTGGAAGCGGCATGAGGATTCAACGTTCGATCGCCAAGTATGGACGAGAGAACTTCAAACTCGAGATCTTGGAGTTCTTCGAGACTCGAGAGTTGGCGTTGGCTCGAGAGAAGGAGTTGGTGACTGAGGAATTGCTGAAGGATCCGATGTGCATGAATTTGAAAACTGGAGGAACTGGATTCGATTCTATCACAGGCAGACAAGGAAGATTAACTACGAATCGGATTCTTCATTGGCGTTTGCAGAATGATCCTGAGTATCGGAAGCGTTATTCAGAATCTATGAGAAGAGCCAAAATTGGAAAGGATAGTGGTAAATGGAGCGGTAGGCGGCACAAGGAAAGCACAAAACAGTTGATGAGACTAAAGGCTTCCAATCGGACTCCAAACGAAAATTCTCAATTTGGAACTTGTTGGATAACCAAAGAACAGAAGAACAAGAAGATCAAGGTGGAAGATCTTCAAACTTGGTTAAACGAAGGATGGATCAGAGGAAGATCTCGATGGATAACTATGGCCCCTTAGCTCAGTGGTTGAGAGCGCTCGCCTTACAAGCGAGATGCGAACAGGATACCGGTGGTTCGATTCCACCAGGGGCTACTCATCATCAATCAGGTGGAAACGTGGGTTCGAATCCCACTCGTCTCTTCGGAGTCGATCGTCTAGTGGATAGGACGCCACCGCTTATAGCCATGTAGCTCACTGGTCAGAGCGCCAAGCTGATAACTTGGGGGTAGACGGTTCGATTCCGTCCTTGGCTACAATGAGCAGTATCCCTACTCGCTAGGGAGCTGGCCACAGACTAACGTGGAGGCGACGGTTGGAAACCGCCCTGCTCAGATTTCAAGGAAAGGCTTAGATGGCGTGAAGCACTCCCTAAGACAGGGAGAGACGGTGGGTTCGAGTCCCACTTCCTTGACGAATTTCTTGCTCTCATAGCTCAACTGGCGGTAGCTACTCCCTCTTAAGGAGAAGGTTGTGGGTTCGAATCCCGCTGAGAGCACTTTGCTTCCATGGCGTAATCGGTAGCGTAGGCGGCTTTTAACCGTCGGGTCTCAGTTCAAGTCTGAGTGGGAGTACACATCTGACCGTTAGCTCAGTGGTTGCGAAAGCTTAGAGCGGCACTCTGTTAAAGTGCGGGTCACGGGTTCGATTCCCGTACGGTCAGCTATTCCTCTGTCGTATAAGGGTCATTACGGGTGGCTGTTAACCACTTTATGTCCGTTCAACTCGGGCCAGAGGAGCATAGAGCAAAACATCATGAAGCGCTGTAAAAGATGCAATGGGTTTTGTGGTAATCACTCAGTAGGATGTCAATTTCATCCTGATTTCATTCCAAAACCAACGAAAGTTAGGCTAACTGCTTGTCCATTTTGCGGAATTGCAATTAGTGGAAGGCGAGCTGGTGGACACGTTTCAAGTTGCCATTCTAATCCAAATTCAGATCGAAAGAAAGCCGCTTGGCAACGAGCTGGTCTAAAAGCAAGCCAGACTGAAGATGTTCGATCTTCAGTTTCCCAAACTGTCCGCTCCAAGATCGCCGCTGGCACCTGGCACCACTCGTTCGCCAAACGCCACCGGTACCGCTACAAGGGCGCCGTGCTCTTCGGCACATGGGAGCTCGCTTATGCGGTCTGGCTGGATCGGCAGAACATCGCATGGTCACGGCCAACCGATCGATTCGTCTACTACTTCGAGGGCAAGCAGCGCTTCTACACTCCTGACTTTTACCTTCCAACCGAGGATACATTCATCGAGGTCAAGGGCTTCGCTGTCGACAAGGATCGGGCGAAGTGGGCCCAGTTCGAGAAGCCACTCAGGATCCTCCAACAAGCGGATCTCCTTTCGTTGGGTGTCCTGGTCAAGGACCAAAGGTCTATATTTGTCGACCCAACGCTCATCGCGGGCATTGATCCCATCGCCAAGAAATGACTCATCGTTCCACTCGGTTCCCAGGTCAGGAATACGTCTTCCTCGGCGACGTCGAGTTCTCGCGGCTCAGGCCGATTTTTGAGGATGCAGTAAAGCGGTTCGGCTCAAGATCAGAGATCCTGGACTGCGAGAGGAGCCTCACTCGGCGTGGGTGTGATCTGACCTCGGACCAGGTATTGGATCTTGCCGTGGCTGAGCGCTCACTCTGGACTATGGTCCATCGGGTAGGCTATGGACGAGATCAATGGGAACTTTGCGCTTCCACGTTCAGCAGCCCAAGCCACTTCCTCTACATCTTCGCTGAATCAGAGGCCGGTCGGCAATTTGCCAAGGACCATGGCCTCTCGATCATCCCGGCGATGTCATAGATACCGAGTGAACATTCCATCGTTTGACCTCTTCGAGTCCAGCTCGAACTTCCCACTCGATCGGTTCCTCGGTGTCCTCTCGTCCTACTACAGGCTATGGGATGCGGTGACCATTCGCCGCTACGCTGGCACCAAGTTCGAATCCGATGCCATCGGCTCGGCCCAAGCCGAGTTCGATCGGCGTTGGGGAATGGTAGGATCCCAGGCCAATTCAACCAGGGGCGAGTGGCTTGGCTTCGTCGTTGACGCGGCCAAGGCGGGAAACTGTGCTGGATCCGCGTCTGATTCGGCGCCAGGCGTCTCGATGTACCCACATGGGTGCTACTACAACTCGATCGACTATGCGAGCAAGAGACAGGGCTCCAAGCTCCTTTGGGGACTCACGATGCCCAAGGACACGATCCAGAAGCTAGAACGTTCTATCGCACAGTCCTCAGCACCAGATTACACCGGCCCTATGGCAGTGAACATCGACCTGACGTACCATGCATTCAACATGGAGGCTGATGGCCGCATCGTCGACCCCACGCTCGGCTCGGATTCCTCCGAGTGGTATTTTTGGCAGGAGGTGCCTGAGCATGAGTGGCGGAAGTTCAGGCACAAGCTCGGCGACCGGAACTATGAGGCTCGAGACTTCGCTGCATACATCGACCGTGAGCTGCCCAAGCATTCTTTCGATTGGAATCGCCTGGTTAACCGGTAATGGTTAGGTTTGTCGTCTGAATCGGCGACATGAATATCGACAAGCTTTTCCGGATCTGGTCTAAGTCCCAGAACAAGTACATCACCGCTTCGGGC